GGATCCGGATGCAGCAGCTAAAACATTACTCGATAACGGCTATAAGGAAGAAGACATCTTTAAGCCACGTGAACTCGAAGGTATCACAAACCTACAAAAAGTACTCGGTAAAAAGGGCGTTGCCGAATACTTAGAAGCATATATCGACAAGCCTGAAGGCAAGCCTACACTTGTACCGAAAAGCGATAAACGCCCAGCAATTAATACAGTTGAAACAATGATGAATGAATTTGAAGATGAGGTATAAGAGATGAACAACATTAAAAAAGCAACTTTAGTATTAGGTATTTCCGCATTAGCAGTAAACGTAGCTGGTGCAACTAGTAATAACACAGTAGGCGGTACAGATAATACTATCTCCGCTAATTCTACAAGCTCCGCAGTATGGGGCTTCCAAAATAACATCGACGCTAACAATGCGCTAGCATTTGGTACAAACAATAATGTAACTGGTGAAAATGGTTTCGCCGGCGGTAATAATGCTACTGCAGCAGGTCGTAACTCCTTCGCTTTTGGTTCTCACGCCGAAAGCTTGGTGGAGTACACCGTAGCAATCGGTAACCAAGCTCGTGTTTCTAGCTACGACAGTGTGGCTATCGGCAACGGTGCCTTCGTATCCGGTGAATCCAGCGTAGCGCTTGGACGTACTAACAACGTGACTGGTGAAAACTCCGTAGCAATCGGTGCTAACAACGGCACAGTAGCAGGTGGTCAGTCCGCCGTAGTAGGGTACAACAACAAGATAGGTTCCCAAAAGGAGCAGTTAGTATTCGGGTCTAACTCCGAATCTAGTGGCCAAGGTGCTCTTACATTTGGCACTCATGCCAAATCCTTAGCCACTGACGCCGTTGCATTCGGCAACAATACGATTGCTGACCAAGCGAATTCGGTGGCAATCGGAACAAACTCTGTTACAGATAGCGCCGTTGGCGTTGACGGCATTACTATAAACGGTACTCGCCACGTTTTCGCCGGAGAACAGCCGGCAAGCGTAGTAAGTTTTGGTTCTAAAGCCCGCGCTGGTGCAGGCGGAGTAACTCAGTACAACCGCCAACTCACGAATGTTAGTGCAGGCCAAATCTCCGCTGATTCATTAGACGCTGTGAACGGCTCCCAGTTGTTCGCTGCGATTGATGAAATCGAAACAAACGCTAAACAAATTAACAACAATAAAACAGCGATTGTTAAGACACAGAACAATTTAAAAGACCTAGCCGTTGGTGTTCAAATGCTTGGCGACGTGGTGAGTGATCATGAACAAGCTATCGCAGGTAATACTACTGCAATCACTAACAACACTGCCCGCATCAATGGTAATACATCTGCTATCAATACACTTGGGCAAAAGGTAACTGCTAATACAGCAGATATCAGAAGCCTTGAACATGTGGCAGATAATCATGAAGGTCGTATTACGACCTTAGAAAATCGTTCTTTGGGCTTAGCTAATGACATTAACAACAAGGTCAACAATCTTGGCCAACGTGTTAATAAGTTAGGCGCAAGTTCCGCAGCACTTGCAGGCTTGCATCCATTAGACTTTAACAGAAATGATAAAGTCAGCTACGCTGTAAGTTACGGTCATTACCGTAACAGTAACGCAGTAGCGCTTGGAGTATTCGCAAGACCTAATGAACGTATCATGTTAGGCTTTGGTGCTACGCTAGGCGGTGAGAACCAATACACAGTCAACCTTGCATTTAAAACTGGCAAAGGTTCTGACTACATTGCTGAAGCCAAAGATGCACAAAGCCGTATTTCTAAACTTGAAGCACTCGTAAACAAATTAATGTCTGAAGTAGAAGCTAACAAATAATTCATTTAAAGAAGGAGACCGTAACAATGGCTAAATTAACAACTGGTATCGTAAGACTTTCCTATGCAAACATCGCTCAACCTCGTAAAAACGACGATGGCAAAGCAAAATATAGCTCTCAAATCATCATCGACAAAACAGATAAGAAAACAATCAAAGCATTTGAACGTGCTATTGAAGAACTTAAGGCGGATCCAAAAGCAGTAGCTAAGGTAGAAGGTAAAGCAGCATACCTTAAATTGAATTTACGTGATGGCGATACAGATGAAGCAGTAGCTGACCAACCCGAAACTTATGCCGGCAAGTTCTTCATCAATGCGAATAGCGATAAACAACCTATCGTGTTCACTCGGGACAAAATCAAGATGGACCAATTCGACATCGAAGAAGAAATCTACTCCGGTGTATACGCGCAGGTAGCATTATCCGTATTCGCTTATAACTTCAACGGTAAGAAAGGCGTAGGCTTTGGTCTAAATGGTGTTCGTAAAGTTAAAGATGGTGACCGCCTCGGTGGTGTTCACGTATCTGCTAGCGACTTTGGGGACGACGATTTAGGCGACCTAGACGATGACGATTTAATCTAAGGAGGCATATATGGAGCTCAGTATTGATGTGGAAACGTATTCTGACTGCCCTATTAAATATGGAGCGCAGCGATACGTTGATGATACAACATTTGAAATACTGCTCTTTGCCTACAGCTTCGATGACGAACCGGTCGAAGTAATTGATATGACAAAGGATCCACTACCCGAAAGGGTGGTGGACGCTTTGTATAACAAGGAAATTACAAAGACCGCATTCAACGCAGCATTTGAAATGTTGTGCTTAAAAAAGTACTTCCCTGATGCGGATTACACGAACTGGGAATGTACGTCGGTACTAGCGTTATACTGCAGTTTACCTGCAAGCCTCGACAATGTGTCTAAGGCTTTACGATTAGGTGAAGCCAAGGATTCACGGGGTAAACGCTTAATTCAGTTCTTCTCTGTACCACGAAAACCAACTAAGACGAATCCTAAGACACGAAATATGCCAGAGGATGCGCCAGAGAAATGGGCGGAATACATTGAGTATAACCGCCAGGACGTAGTAGTAGAGAAGGCAATTCGTAAACGCTTACTTTCGCTAAAACCACCTGCTATCGAGCACGAGTACTGGTTACTCGACCAAGATATCAACTGGCGAGGCGTGAAAGTAGATATGGAACTCGTCGATGCAGCGCTTGCTTGTAACGACGAAATTGTGGCGGAGGCTACCGAGTCATCCAAGATATTAACCGGATTAGAGAATCCGAACAGTACGATGCAACTTAAAGAGTGGCTGACGGCAAGACTAGGATATGATCTAGAAACAATGAGAAAAGACGATGTATCAAACCTCTTGACGCAGGATATCCCCTCTGATGTTCGCAAGGCACTGCAAAATAGACAGGTACTCGGTAACTCCTCCATCAAAAAATACTTGGCCATGAAAAACGCTGTGTGTTCTGATGGTCGCATCCACGGCATGCTTCAGTTCTACGGAGCTATGCGTAGTGGACGATGGGCAGGCCGTGTAGTACAACTACAGAACCTACCGCGTAATTATCTAGAAGACTTAGACACGGCCAGGGAAGTTCTAAAAAGTAGAGATGTAGAAATGCTAGACCTACTATACGGAAACCCTGGCGACGTGATTAAGCAACTAATCCGTACTGCCCTTGTAGCAGAGGATGGGCACCGATTTATTGTAGCTGACTTTAGTGCTATTGAAGCCCGTGTTATCGCCTGGCTTGCTCACGAGCAGTGGCGCCAAGATGTATTCGCTCAAGGCGGAGACATCTATTGCGCTTCCGCATCAAGCATGTTCCACGTACCAGTTGAGAAGCACGGTGTTAATGGGCACCTACGGCAAAAAGGTAAGGTAGCTGAATTAGCGCTAGGGTATGGCGGTGGTGTAGGAGCCATGAAAGCGATGGATACAAAAGGAGAAATTCCTGAAAAGGAACTACCGGGTATCATCGAAGCGTGGCGACAAGCTAGTCCACGAATTACGAGATTTTGGAAAGATGCAGACAGCGCAGCAAAGCAAGTCGTGAAAACAGGAGAACCAGTACGAATCAGACAAGGCAATATTAAATTCTTTAAATCGAAAGGCTTCCTGTTCATCGAATTACCATCCGGTAGAAGACTTGCCTATGCAAGACCTAGACTCGGGCTTAACAGATTCGGTAGTGAATCGATTGAGTACGACGGTATGGATCAGGTTAAGAATACATGGGGCAGGGTTGAAACCTATGGCGGAAAGCTCGTCGAAAACATTGTACAGGCAGTGGCAAGAGATTGCTTAGCCGCATCAATGCTACGGCTTTCTAAAGCAGGGTACAAAATTGTAGCCCACATCCACGACGAAGTGGTTATCGAAGCGCCAATAGGCGAAGGCAGTTTAGAAGAAGTTATAGATATTATGTGTGAACCTGAACCCTGGAATGAAGGGCTCATATTAAACGCAGCAGGGTTTGAGAACCCTTACTACATGAAGGATTAGGAGGACAATTCTTATGACACTTTCAAAACAACAAATTCAACAACAACGCGAAGCAATCGACGCTTTATATGAACTCGTAAAAGATGCACCAGCTAGTGAACGTAAAGACTCCGCTATGGCATACTGCGAGGGTTGTATTGCTGCTTGTGATTTAGGTCTTAAAGTACTCAATGGTAAAAAGACCGAAGCACCTAAGACTGAAGAGCCTGTAGTTGAGGCTACTCCGGCGGGAGAAGCTACGGCCACTAATGAAGAGGAAACCAAAACGACCACCAAAAAAAAAAA